TCTGAATAAGCCTCCCTGATCAAATTGAACTTCGTTCTTTTTATCACAGGTTTAGTTATACCTGGACCTAATAGTTAGGTCCCTTTTTGGAATAACCAAATCGTATTTTCGGTTCGAGTTCATCGACGAAGTTTAGTATTTTCAGTGACGGACCCTAGGGTATATAAGTTAGATTTATTTCTAAGACTATATATCCTAGGCCTCTTTAAGAACCCTTTAGGAAAAGGGGGGCCTCGCGGCCTCCTCATCTTATTGGGGATATTTCTTTAAAAGGTGGTCCCACTGTAGTACTGAATGTATCCAAGTGAACTTACTGCGCCTAATTGGAGAATATTTAAATATGAAATCAATACAATTTATATTGAATTTTAAGTCTAAATACACTCTGAGAAATATGGTACTACCAATGGAAAAGAAAACCTTTTCCGTCTTAATAAAGTTTTTACCTAAGATTATTATCTTATGTTTTGACTCTATTAAGGGTATCCAGGGAAGACTAACGGTTGCAAACAATTTTATTCAATTTATTTTTAAAATGAATAAAAATCACGGGTCAACATTCACTATTAAATGAATGAAGGCCTGTGCCGTTTGTTTGCAAAAACAACTAGGGGATGATCGGGTTAAATCTCTTCGTGAGATTGAACCAAATCTTCCTCTGCCTAGAGTCATTAATGGTTTTCCTGCTATTATTAATAAACAGGATCGCCAACTCATGAGACTAGGTAATCATCGTATCATTCGGTTCTGGCATAGTTTATTCTCAATTTATCGGGTATTGCAAATACCAGGTAAATTGAAGATAGAAACTATTACGGCTCCCTTTTCGGGGGACGAAGAGTTTCGAACTGAATTAGAATCTATTAGTTTAACAACTAAATGACCTAAATTCATTTCAACTATTGCCTTGAAACAAAATCTCGCTCCGACCACTTTCCATTTTTCCGGTAAAGCAAGTCCTTCTAATGTTAATTCTGCAGTAGGAGTCTTGGGAGATATATATCTCCTACTTGCTCATCCGATGGGAGAAAAAGTTTACTATAATCTTTTAGATTATTTAAATGTTATCTCTCAGAAATGGAATACTCTTCAATTTCTTCATCGTATTAACGATGCAAAAGAAATTTTGGAGAGGTTACCTGAAGATTCTTTTAATTTTAAAAGATCTATGGGTACACCTTTTGGTCAGTTCGCGATTAAGAAGGAGCCGGCTGGAAAGATTAGAGTTTTTGCTCTAGTCGATTCAGTTACTCAAAGTATTATGAAGCCATTGCATTTAGCAATGTTTCAAGTACTTCGTCTCCTTCCGAATGATGGGACCTTTGATCAAGATGCTTCCGTAGCCAGATGTAGTCAGAAGGCAGTTAAATATAACAAAGCTTATAGCTTTGATTTATCAGCTGCTACTGACCGACTTCCTGTTACGCTTACTGGTAATATTATTGAGTCCCTTTTTGGACTTAATGGTATTTCTCTTAGTTGGCAAGCAGTCATGGTT